ATATCAATTAGTATAAAATTAAGTTTAAGCATCTTTATATTTGGATTGAACTATATATGAATAGTCTCCAAATGTACTATTTATTGGTAAAGTTGCTCCGCTCGTTAATGTGCAACCTACAGCAATATATAAATTATCGTTTTCAATATCATTAGATGTATCATTAAACATCCAAGTATTCTTAACATATTTAGTTAAATTAAAACTGATAGATTTATGAGGATTAATGGATGCTGTCGCTGAAATTCCAGTAGAATACGGATTATACAAACATACTCGTTTCTTCTTACATATACTAAACATTTCATCGTTCAAATAACGCATACCATCTAAAGAGGTTCCTACATATTGTTTAGATGAATTACCATCCTCTAAAAACATCGCCATATCTGTACTGCTCGGTTGCCCTGCGCCTCTTTGTTTATTTTTGGATTTAAATATATAAATATCAAAATAAATTGGTGGTGTTGATGTTGATTGATTATAACAATACAACGACATTCTTAAAGTTAAACTTTTACAATTAACTTTATTACCTATTCTATTACCTTCGCCAGTACCCATACTTAATGCTGGAAGTAATGAATATACTTCGTTATTACTGATGAGACCATAAACTACTTTACCCGTCTGCTCTACATCATTCATCTTAGTTTCAATATTTCTTGAAACAACCCTATTTACATAAGATTTAACCGCTCGTGAAGGTTTCGCCGATCGTTTTCTTAACTTTCTAGTTTTTCTTGACTTTCCAAAACTTACTTTTCCGCGTGCTTTAAATGTTGCCATTTGTATTATACTAAAAGATAAAAATTTTAGTAAAATACTCAAAAGTTAAACAAATTTCGTGAGTGTAATTCATCACGATTTTCATTTGTTATATTTATAACTTCAATTCTCCTAAATAATTGAGTTAATTTATCCTTAGATGCCAAATTGGTATAAACATCTTCAGGTGGTAAAGATGATGTAATTATAACTATCTTAGATGTAAATGGTATTGGTTTATTACATCTACGAGACACATTATAAAATGGATTGTCATCAATCATTTCTAATAATTCACTATATTTCATTTGTCCTCTAAATTCTTCTAAAATAACTATCGGTTGTTGTTGATAGTTATCCTGCCATCCATTATCATTAAATTCCCATTTATAATGGGTTGATGGATGGTAATTTTTTTTTGCTATATGGGTTTTTCCTAAACCACTCTCTCCCCATATCCAATATCCTAAAGTCCTTTCAGTCCTCCATGTCTTTCTATATGAAATATTTTCTAAACGTTCTAAAGTCCTCCCGTATTTATGGAACATCATAGGATTTTCCTCACATATTTCATCTACTTTTTTTTCTCCATTAATGATTTCACATTTTAAAAAATCTAAATCATTTCTCTTACCTTGTTCTTGGGTTGGAATTTCGCCATATTCTACGAAATCCGCTTCTCGTCCCCAATTTTCTCCTAAATGTTTATAACTTCGCCATTCACTTTTAGGTTGGGTACCTTTTTTACAATAATTAGATGCATCAAAATACGCTCTTGCTACAATTTTATGACCTCTAAAATGTCCATTTACTTCTTTTAATGTTTTATTATTATGATAATAAATAAAAACTTGTAAATGACGAACTTTATTAAGTTCGCCTACTTCCTTACCAACTACGTAATATTGTAGTTGTTTCTTAATCTTTGGTTTTTCAAAAGAAAACCAATCATTAGATGTCCAATTATTTATCGTGATAATCCACCCTCTAAATTTTCCATCTTTCTTAAATTCGGTTTCTCCTAAAGTTATCAAATCCTCATTTTCTGTTTTTTCGTTTTCCATTTTATACTTTATAAAAAGAAAAAAATTCCTAAAGTTTTTCTTTTATAAAAAAAATACTCAAAAGTACTCAAGGGGTAATAATAGAACCCTTGAGTATTCCAATTTATATCAATTAATTACCATTAATGAATTAAATTCACCTCTGCCCTCACCCCGTCGGGTTGAGGGGGTAGGGCGTTAGTGCTTTTACTCCTATTTTAACCCTTCGGGTTTTCCTTAATATTATATCAATTAGTATAAAATTAAGTTTAAGCATCTTTATATTTGGATTGAACTATATATGAATAGTCTCCAAATGTACTATTTATTGGTAAAGTTGCTCCGCTCGTTAATGTGCAACCTACA